GACCTTGATGTATTTGAGAATGTCGTATTTTCAAGTTGTTCCGACACATAGTTGATGACCGCGCTTGTGCACTGATCGGACAAGTCCACCGCGTTGATCGTGATGCTTGGGTTAGAAAGGTAAGTGCTGCTGATAGCCATGTCTATTGCTCCTTGGGTTCTGATTTGACTTTAGATGATTTCTTTACGCTGTCGGTGGATATCAGGCCGCCGTCGAGCAGTGCGTCAATGTTGACACCGTCCTCTGGGATGAACTCATCGCCCGGGGTTCCGAGGCGTGGGCTAATAATGAAGTATTGGTACATAGTTTCTCCTTATGCGCTTTGTGCTTGTATGCCACAGTCAAGGTCGTAACACGGGAAGAGCTGCCCACCAATTTCTAGGTTGCTCGGACGGCCTGCCATGACGATGATTGGACTGAGTAGGACTTTGCTAACGATGTCAAGGATTGAGCGCAGCACTGGTAGGCCTGCTGGGCCTGAGCCGATGACCTTGATTGGGAACTCCATGCGGATGATGTTGCCATTGCCAGCGATTGTCGTAAAGGATGGCGCGTCAATGTACACGCAGTTCGGTACGAGCTTTGTGGGGTCGTTGACTACTCGAAGGCCAGTGACCGCTGTGAGTGTGGTCGTAAGGCTGTCTATAGCCCCGTTGAGAGCGTCTGTGTAAGCCATTAGGCGCAGGCAGGCCTGTCGATGCCGAGCAACTGTTTAACGATCGGTGTGAGGCTCTGCTGAGGCGCTGTGCCCATTCCGTCAAAGGATGCGAAGGTGTTTTCAAGCGAGCCACGGCTGCGCCAGAGGGCCGCGCAGTACATAAGTGTGCCGAGTGTGGCATCCCCACCCGGACTAGTTGTGAGACTGTCAATGTAGCCAGCCTCTTGACGGCGACGATATGCGAAGTCATTGCCAGCCGATACTGCTTGAGTGATAAGCGTGTAATCGTCTGATGGGTTTGTGATCTGTACGCCAAGATAAGTGACGAGCTGCGCGGCAGTGACCCACGAGCATGTCTGGGTGTAAGTAATACTTCCCGACGCTGCGGTGCGCTCAACATTGCTTGCGGTCTTAGCAAAGAGCACCTGATTAGCAATTGGTATCTCAATGTCATAAAGCAGATCGCCCTCAGTGTCTATACCAATGTACAGATACTGGGGCAATGCGCGAACAGTGTAAGTGCCGTTAAAAGTTGCATCTACTGAAGCAACAGTAATGGACTGACCGACTGCGATCTCTGTGGGGGTTAGAGATTGCAGTACGGCGTAGTTGTCCAGTAGATACTTTTGTGTGACGCTATATGTAGCCATGAGCGGATGCTCCGCTCTCGACTAGGCGATCGTGATTTTTTGGACTTGTGTTGCGTCTGCGATGAAGGTTGAAACATAGCCTGCGTACGAGAAGTTGCGACCCAATGTGGATGGCAACTCTACGGACATCAAGCCACGAATCTGCTCGTAGAACTCAATTGCTTGAGCGCGAGCAACGACCATCGTCGAGGCTGCAAAGTTTTTGTCTGCAACAAGGCTTAGACCAAATGGGTTAAATGTATTCATTTGGGTGATGTTTGATGTGCCTGCTGCGTTCATGCCCATGAGGCCAGCTGCGCCGACATATGGGAATACTGGACGCTTGTCATTATCAAGTTGCTTGCCCAAGTACAGCCACACATTAGGATCAACAAACAAGTGGTCTGGCAAGAAGTTTGTTGCGGTGAGGATGTTGTAAGCGGCGGTGTACAGCGCGTTAAACAGTGAACTTGGGTCAGTTGATGAAACTGTCCATGTTGCACCGGACGCGGTTGCTCCAGCAGTGATTGCGTCTGCTGCGACATTGTCCGATGCAAGCATGTATTCGCCGACGAGGTCGTTGAGAATGATCTGCAACGATGCTGGGTCAGTGAAGTCAACATCTTGGATGGACAGTGTTACTTGACCAGCAAGCGTGGTTTTGCTGACAGTGTTTGCAGCAATGACCATGGTTGTTGCCGATGCGGCAGAAAGTTCGCTTGCTTGTGCAGCGACGCTTGTGTGCGTTGTGATTGTTGGGCGAACAAAAGTCTTTGATGCTCCGCCGTTTGGCATTGCGCGTGCGCCGATTGCTTGCACAACTGGGCGGATAAAATTGAGGTCTTGGAACACTGGCCCAAGGACTGGTACTGGCAAAAGACCAGGAGTGTCAGTGGTAAGAACATCGCCAGCAGCTGCTTCAAGAGCGGTCTGCCTTGACTTGATGTATTCCTGTGTTGCAGCTGCGACATTGCGGAATGTTTCTCCGCCGATGTGCATTGCAGCGAAGTATTCGCCCGGTGTTGGGAGATCAAACTTGCGCTTGGCTACTGCTGGAAGTGAAGCCGTTGGAACGGTGGCCTCGATGACTGGTGTTGCTTCGGACATTGGTTCTGTCTCCTCTGTGGGTTCTTGTATTTCATTATTGTCGGTCTCTTCGGGTTCGTGGTGGATACTTGCAGCGATGTCGGTAATGATCGCTCCAGCAAACGCTGGGACTGGCACCATAGACAACTCGATCCAGTCGGCAGCCAACACGGTTACTGAGCCGTCATCGTTGGCGCGACTTTTGGTTGGATTTACGCCGACCGATACTGAGTCCAATACGCCGTCAAGGGCGAGCTGTAGAGCCTCGTCGCCTGCGGCTGTTTTGCTGATCTTGGCACTAAACAGCATGCCCTCTGGGGTGTCAACGCGTTCGGTGACGATGCCTATGGCCTGATTGCTGTCGTGGTTCATGTAAAGCCGTGGGGCTTTGCCTTCGACTGGCAGACTGCCTTGTTCAAAGACAACTTGTGTGCCGTCGCTGACTGTGGCTGGCACGCCGTATGGGACTGCTATTCCTGTAATGGTTCGTGATGGTGTGCCGTCGCCTGCGGCTGCGTCAATGCTGACGGATGGTGCGGTAAATCTAATCATTAACTTGCGATCTCCTCTTGCGTGTTTTCTGTTATTGGGTTTTCCATTTGATCTGCGAGATAGTTCTCTTCGAGGTAAGACTCGTAATCAAAGGCAACATATGTGCCGTTAGGTAGCACATTGTTCATTGACAATGTTTCTGCTATTGCGTCGGCGTAAAGTTTGACACCGAAAAACAGTAAGTCCATGCGAGCTTGCTGCGATGACTGGTACGAGTATGATCCGGTCGAAACGCCGATTAGGTATGGCGGCACATTGCCAATCCGTCCACCAGTTTCGAGGGCGCTGTAGTTTGCTGACTCGATAAGAAGCATTTTGTCTGGTGACATTGTTGTCGGCTCATAAGACAAAAACTCGTTAAGCGCGGCCGTCTGATTAGTTGCTCGAGCAGCGTTAAACGCAGCTGCAAGATCAGCCAGTTCTTGTGCGCTCAAGGGTTCGCCACCAGTCTGTTTTAAGACTCCCGCAGGAATGCTTGAGCTGGCGTTTCTGGCCCTTGCGTCTTGAATCTTAAGTGCTGTTTGTATTGCGGCTTGCGATGAATAGACCATGCCTTGTGTTGGCGACAAAAATTGCACCAAGTTCTTTGGGTCTATTTCTCCGCCCTGAAAATAAACTTCTTTGGACGGTGCAAACCATACGGGGCCAGCCATGTCTTGTGTTGTAACTGACCCGGCTGGTAATCGAGTAAAGGTTGCTGGGAAGCCGTCAGCGGTGCGTGATGTGATGTACCAAAATGCGCGACCGTAAAAGTACAAATCGTCAAAAGTCCACGACATAAGAAAGTTAAACGGAACTGTGGGATCAGGACGGCGCAGCCAAGTGCGTGGCGCAATGTAAACGCGTTCCATTTCTTCGCCGTTCCACATTTCGTTGTACATCTTCAGTGGCATGCAGCCAATGACTGATGCCAGCAAGTCGCGGCTCCTTGAGATCGCAGGGATGGACACCGCCGCCGCTCTCAGTTGACCCTCTTGATAGGTGTAATACTGACCGATCATGTTTACGCCAGCATTTTGCGACGAGTAATTTATTCCGCCGCCAGCAGCTGCTGCTTTAGCAGGCGCTGGACTGATGGCGGCCTTGCTAATTTTGCGGTCAAATAATCCCATGCCACAACATTACAGATGCAAGCGCTGTGATGGTGGCACTCGATCGGCCTAATCAGTTCCCGACGAAAGGCTAGGTACTTCGACCGAGTGCCGAGGGTATGTTACTGACTAACAGTGACCAGCATCGGCTTACCCGACACTGATGGCCTCGAGCACAATGCAGCAGCCCAGATCATGCAGCGACACAACTCGATCGGCCCGGGTGATCTCTGAGATGACACCGCGACAGAGCCTTGCGATCGGACAGCGACCGCGCGCTGCACATGTTCAGCCAACTGGGTTGAGCCGTCATGTAGCAGCATTTTTTCTGCTATCAAGTTCCTTACAGTGGGGGTGTATTTCAGTATTTCTCCATAGCCGACGATGACCTTTTTGGTCTCTAGGTGTCGAGGCCACTGGATGTCGATGCTGGGTGAGATAGCAAACTTGCAGCCGTCGGCAGTGAGCCTGTCAACCTCGAGCAACAGAGCTGCAAAACTGTCCACAACGAAGGCTACGGTCACGACAATGCGGCGATCAGGTAAGGCCACGGCGCGCAAGCCAAAGTATCGCGAGTCGTCCATGCTGGTCTCGATGGCAACGATGCCGCCTTTTGGTATGTCGCCTTCGTGCTCGAGTGCAGGCCAGACACCCGGCGGTATCCATCCTCGATCGGAAGCCACCCAAAGATTTACTGATGCCCGTAAGAATTGTGCGCGGTCAGGGTTCTGAGACTCGGCCTCGATTGTTGATAATTCCAAAGTGTGACCGAGCGCAGGGTTGCCGTAAGCCCATGCGGCAGGGTTCATCGGGTCAAGATCTGGTGGCGGTGACCATTCGGCAAAGTACAGCGACGATCGTTCGCCACGGTCTATGGCGCGCAGGCCTTGCTCACGCCAGCGCAAGAATGCGGTCGATGCCTCAGTGCCAGCCGTTGACCAGCAGCTAAGCAACGGTGATTTTCGTGCGCGCATAGACGGGATAAGGCCGCCGTCAATAGCGAGCTGCGACATGTCCCAGATTTCGTCTGCCACGATCAGATCGTTGCTCGTGCCGTGACCGACCGATGGCTTTGCCGCCCTGACCGTCCACTTGCTGCCGTCTGGCATTGTCACCGAGTTCCGACCGTAAGCCTTGACACAGGATGCACCGAAGCGCGCCTCAAGCACTGGGGCTATCTCATCAAAGAGTGTGATCGCCAAGTCGAGCCTGTTAGCGGTCGTTAAGACAGTCTGCTTCTTGCCCCGTATTTTTGGCATCTCTGTAAGCCACCAGCCAACCAAACTACCTAGAGCAACGGTCTTGCCGTTCTGTCTGGCAGTAGAAACAAGGCTCGTCCGATGCAGCAGCTCACCATGCTCATCAAAGGCCAGCTGACCGTCAAGCGCGCGCACCTGCCAAGGCATAAGCGTCAGCCCTAGATGCTGTTCTGCCCATCCCTGCACATCAGCCCCGAACGATCCAGCCGCATCGGTGACGATCGTTTCCAATCGAGGCCAGTCGTGGCTAGTTGCCGCCAGTTCGGGCTGGTTGCCATCCGATAGAGACAAGAGTTGGGTCGGGTCCTTTCCCTTTC